ACGATAGCATCTGTAGCAATTCTTTTAATTACTTCTTTAAAAGCAATATTTGGTTTAACTTCAGGTGAGTGTGTTAATGGTTCAACAACTACATCTGAACTTAATTCTTCTTTAACAACTTCTTTTACTGATTTTAATTCAGCAATTTCAGTTCTTAATTTTTCAATTTCAGCAAAGAACATTTCTTTAGAAACTGATTCTACAATTCTTTTTGGAGTTGCTACTGCAGCTTGTGCTTCTACTTCAACTTCTACTTCTGCTTCTGGAGCTTCTTCTTCTACTACCTCAGCAACTGGTTCTTTAATTTCAGCAATAATACCTTCTACAGATACTACTAAAATCATACCATCTTCTAATTCGTATTCTCCAATTGGCATAGGAATTCTATCCTCACCATTAACGATAAAAACAGCGTTATCAGCTTCAAAAGCATCAGCTTCTAAAATAGTAACTCCATCCATTAATTTCATTTGAGCAAGTTTAACTTCCATACCCAAAAGAGTTTTGATTTCATTAATTACATTCATATTTACTTATTTAAAATTTTATTTACTTACTGAAATACCAAGATTATCTACATAAGCAAATAATTTTTTATATTCGTTTGCTTTAGCAGCCATATCTTTAGTGTATGAAGCATAAGGATTATCAGCTAAACCTAATTCTTTTATTTTTGCTTCCATAGTATTAAGTGCATCTAAAGTATTTTTAGCATTTTGATAAGCTTGACCAACACTTGTTAAATAAGAATCTAATCCTGCTCTTGCTTTATTCTTATATGAAGTTATAGCTGCATCAAGTGTTTTATAATCACTTAAACCTTTTTGAATATCATCTTTTAAAGCCAATTCAACTTTTGTGCTTTTTAATTCTGTTTTTCCAAACAAAGAATTCATTACAATTTTTTCCGTAGACATAATTTTATTTTTTATATTAATTAATGTTATTTAGTTTTGTTATAAATTACGAACTTACACGCGTTATAACTCTTGCAGTATTTGTGTTTGTAACTGAGCTTGATTGTTGTGCTACTGTAGATCCAATTCCTTGTTGAATCAATTCTCCTTCACAACATTTAGAATCATAAGTGTTATCTTTACAAAGACATCCTCTTTTTCCACCTTTAGGCGAACTTGTTTTATTTCCCATAATTTTATTTATTAATTTAAACATTACTCTTTTCTTATTTGTTTTAGTTTTCTACTTGCCCACTCTATACCTGCATCGCCACCCCAAGCTAACCACATTAATCTACCACAACCTTCGCCTAATGCTCTATCTGAATTTTGTCTTTGTCTTTCAAATGAAGCCATTCTACTAATTGTATCTTCTGAAATAGGTTCTCTATTTGCTAATTGATTTGCTCTTGCTTTTCCTACAGGAGTTCCACAATCGCCCCAACCATTTTCTTCTGCGTATCTTAAAGCTATCTTTGCATTTTCAGTAGCTTGTTCAGGATAATCTGTATATGATTCTAAATTAGTCTTTTTTTTTTCGTTATTTAAAATGATGTCTTTTATTTTATTTAGCAACTCTAATTCTTTTTCTTGTTGCAAACTCATTTCTAATTTATCAGCGAAGTATCCTTCAATAGAAAAACCTTTAACTTTACCTGTTTTAACAAAGTCATTCCAAATAACATCGTTGTTTACTTTCATAGAAACAACCCAAGAACCTACAGGTGCATCTAAACCATATTTTTTAGATTTATCCATTTCAGTATCTTCAACAATCCAAGATTCTACAATACTTAAATCTTTTAATTCTTTATCGTGTTCTAATGTAGCGTTGTTTTGATTTGAATTCATTAAAAATAATTCACTTGCTTTACGTACAGTTTCATTTGAAAAGAAAATATAATATTCATCTTTACCATTTCTTCTGTAAATATGCTTATTAGGTATTAAAGCAGCACCCATTAAGATACGTTTTTCATCATCAACTTTAGCCAACTCTAATTGTTTGTTTAATGAAATAAAATTTGATTCTATTGCAGGAAATTCTACTATTGAAACTGCGTCAACTCCTGAAAGTTCTTCGTTTTCGTCTATTATTAGTTCTATTATCTTCATATTATTTAAATAAATTAAATTTTGTTTTGTTTTAATTACTATAAACTTGCACCTCGTATAATATTTCTATTCAATGCTTGTGCAGTTGTAACATCGTTTGACACTACATAAGCTTGTATTGGCGTTCCTTGTTGTGTTCCTATTGTTTGTGCTAATTGATTTGTTGAACTTGCACCTACAACATTAAAGTTTGGAGGAGTCATTGGAGTTGCACCACCTCCTGCTCCTGCAGATGTACTACCACCACCACCGCCACCACTACCTAAAGCAGATAAACCTTTTGATGTTGCAGCAATTACAGAACCAATACTAATAGCCATTTTAGCATATAATAATGTTGAAGTTCCTAAACCAAAAACACCCTTTGTAGCAACCTCTTTAGAGGAACCTACGTTTGTATTATTAATAATTTCTGCAATAGATAAAGCACTGCTTGCAAGTAATGCTGCTCTTTGTATTCCTTTATTTTGTTCACCTAATCCTGCTAAAAGTCCAACCAAACCTTGTGCCGATTCTATAGCAGATGCATTAATACTTCTTTTAGCTTCTGCAGTTGCTTTTTCATCTTCTACTCTTGCTTTGTTAGTTTCAATTTGATTAAGAGTTAAAGCATTATCTATTTCTTGCTTTTTACCTGCATATTCTAATTCTGCATCTACCCTTGCTTGTGTACCTAAAGCAGCTCCATCTATTTTAGATTGTAGCCTTTCAAGTTCAATTCTTTTTTCTTCTTGTAGGTTTGCTCTTTGATTTTCTAATTTTTTTAATTCATTAGTTTGTAGTTCTTCCTCAAATTTCTTTTGTTCAATAGCCAAAGCATTTAAACCTTCAATTTCTGATTGACCCATAGCAATTTTTTCTTTTTGTAAAGAAATACTATTTGCTATTTGCTCACTACGCAAACCTTCAATCTGTGCTAACACACCTTCTTTATCAGCTAATGCCCTTGTTACTGCTGCTTGATTTTCAATGGTTTTATTCATTTGATAGTTAGCCTGCATAGCTTGAACTTGCAAATTAGCTTTTTTAATCATAGCTATTTGCTGTTGTTCTAAAACATCCTTTAATTCGTTATTAGCTTTAATTCTATCATCAATAGCTAATAAATCATTATCTCTAATTTGTCTTAATCTTTCAGCTTGTCTATCATATTGTTCAACTAATCTGCCTTGTTCTTCTGCTGCTAATATTGCAGAATTTTGTAGTTTAACATTTGCTTCGGATGCTTTAAATGTTTTTACTGCATAATTAGCTATTGCATCAGCAGCTTCACCTAAAGCCTTACCTGTCCTATCAACTGTATTATTAACACCTGTAAATATATCAACTGATTCTTTACCTGCTTGTTTAACAGATTCCATAGCACCTGCAAAATCGCCTTCAAATACTTTGCTTATTGCTTCACCAATGTAACCTATAGTATCTAAAAATGAATTAAATCTTTCAATTAAATTTTCTTTAACTAAATCACCAAACTTTTTTAAATATTTTGTAGGGTTTTCAAATACATCTTTAAATACTTTTATAACTGCAGGAAAGTTATCTAATACAAAACCAATTAAATCATTAAAGGCAATAGATAAAGCACCAATAGCAATATTAAATGTGTCTACAACCTTTTGATTTTTGCCTAATATATCTTTAAAAATATTAAACGCTTCTAATACTAAACCAATACCAAGTGCTTTAATGGCAAGTCCCATTCCTTTAAAACCATCAGCTAATGATTTAACTCCTGATTCAGCAGATTTAGTAGATTTCTGTATGCCTTTTATTTCTTCAGAAGTATCTTCAAAAGTTGTATTTAATTTTTTAACATCTTTAGTAATACTATCAATATTGCTTTGTATTTCTAAATTGACTATTTTATTTTCCATTCTCTTTTGATTTTTTCAAATGCTTGTTTCCAAGAAGTTACTAATTTATATTTTCCTTTTGCTATTTCTATTACTTCACTTTGTCCGTAATGTTTTTCAAGTGCTAATAATTCTAAAATGTTCTTTATCATAATTCATTTAATAATTCAAGTGTACTTTCACCTGTTGTTAAATTTGTTGTTATTTTATTAATTATAAATAATCTATCTACAATTTTCATTCTATCATTTAATTTAAAGTTTAATAAAACTGATAATGGTAAATATGCTTTTAAAGTAGTTAATCTATTTTTAGGATTAAATACATTCATTATGTAGTCTTTATAATATAAATCAAATAAAGTACCTGTAAAGTTATTTGTTCCTGTCCATTCGTTTAATTCAGCTTTAAAATTAATATTGCTTGTGCTTGTCCCTGAACTTAAACTTCTACTATTAGAAGGTAATATATAAGAAGTGATTGGTTGATGTGTAGTAAGTGTTGGTTTAAAAGACATATTTGATACTGATTGCAATATTGGATAAAACAACAATGGTTTACAAAGTGATGATTCATAATTACCTGTAGCAGAATTATAATTATCAGTTGCAGAATATCCCCATTGTATATCTGTCAATGTATTTCCATTAACATTATATAACCTTTCGTATTTAAAATGTGAAAATGGTAAAGTTACTTTGTAGATTTCGCCGTCTATTTCAGGTGATTCATTAAACAATTCTTTACCCCATTCATAATTAAATTGTTGATTGTGTTTTAAAGCTAAAAGTTGTTTAGTATCTTCATAACCAAATTCAACTTGTTTAAATGGTAAAGCAACATTTACAGTTTTGGTATCTCTTC